TGCGGCTTCTGCCTAGAGGAAGAGTGATTATGATTAGACCCATGACGCAAGAAGAAAGAGAACGTGCAACTGAGAGGAGACTTAGTAATATGACTACATCAAAATCAATATGTGAAATACGCCTACACAATGCTATGATACGCAACAACCTAACACTAGAGGAGTGCATAAATGCCATAGATACATATGCTATGGATAAAAAGTTTCACGATGATCTTGACAGTCTGTACAATGTAGAACAGGATACATGGGATGATTGGCACGATGGAGATATAAAGTAGGAGACAATATGATACTGACCCTTGACGTAGAAAACACAGTAACTAAACGCAACGGCAAGATGCACCTTGATCCGTTTGAACCAGACAACACACTTGTAATGGTGGGCATGTTAGATGACAACGATAACGAAACTATTGTAACATTTGATCACGCAGAGCATCAACCCACCACAGATGGGCGGCGTATTGTTCAGGATGCACTGGACTCTACCCGCCTGTTGGTTGCACACAATGCCCCTCACGATCTTGTATGGTTGTGGGAGTCAGGCTTTACTTATGACGGTGACATCTTTGATACCATGCTAGGCGAGTACGTACTGCAGCGTGGACAGAAAGAGGCACTGTCCCTTGAGGCATGTGCAGAACGCTATGAGCTTGACACTAAGAAGCAGGACACTCTCAAAGAATACTTCAAGCAAGGCTTGTCTACTCGTGACATACCGCATGATGAATTGTCTGAGTACTTGTCACATGACTTACATGCTACGCAGCAATTGTTCAACCGTTTGCAGACGAAGTACGAGGAGTGCACTTCACTAGAGCCAACGATCACTCTGACCAACCAACTTGCAATACACCTTGCACGTATTTATCAACGTGGCTTTCAGGTAGATATGGATGCATTGATGAAGGTGCGTGATGAGTTTGAGCAAGAACGTAATGTCCTTTCAATTGCACTAGAAGAACAGGTTGCGGATCTTATGGGTGACAGACCCATCAATCTCAACAGCCCAGAGCAAAAGTCATGGGTAATCTACAGCCGTAGGCCACATGACAAGAAGGTGTGGGCAGACTTGTTTGATGAACGTATGTCTGATACAGAATACCGCAGTACAGTACGACTACACAGTAACAGGTTGTACAAGCAGAAGGCACACCAGTGCAAAGAGTGTTACGGCACAGGACAGGTAAGAAAGGTAAAGAAAGATGGCACTCCATTCGCTAGGACAAATAGATGCACTGCTTGTAATGCTGCTGGCTTTGTATACACTGATACCACTACTCTGGCAGGACTAAAGTTCTCACCACCTACAGCCAAGTGGGTAAGCTCCAATGGCTTTGGTACAGACAAAGGTAACTTGCTATACCTTGAGGGCATTGCACGTTCCAAAGGTATGAGAGAGGCAGAGCTATTCTTACAGAACCTACGTAGATTGTCTGCAGTAGAAACATATCTCAGCAGCTTTGTAGAGGGCATAGCAACGCATGTAAAGAATGACGGTAGGCTGCATGTACGATTACTGCAACACCGCACTGGCACAGGTCGTTTGTCAGGTGCAGACCCTAACATGCAGAACATGCCACGTGGTGGTACGTTCCCTGTCAAGCGTGTGTTCACATCACGTTGGGAAGGCGGTCAGATTATGGAAGCTGACATGGCCCAACTTGAGTTCAGAGTTGCTGCGTTTCTTGCACAAGATGCTACTGCCATTGAGGAAGTGTCTACAGGTTTTGATGTACATGCTTACACTGCACAGGTTATCAGTGATGCAGGTCAGCCTATGTCACGTCAAGAGGCTAAGGCACATACGTTTGCTCCCTTGTATGGTGCCAGTGGTTTCGGTAGGTCACAAGCAGAAGCGACATACTATCAACAGTTTACGACAAAGTATTCGGGTATTGCCAAGTGGCATGAGGCACTAGCCAAAGAAGCATTAAACACAGGCAAGATCACTACGCCATCTGGACGTGAGTTCGCTTTCCCTGACGTTGTACGTAGACGCTTTGGGGGTGTGACATTTTTCACACAGATAAAAAATTATCCAGTACAATCGTTTGCAACCGCTGACATTGTACCTATATCTTTGATATACATAGATAGGTTACTAACAGCAAACAGGCTACACAGTTGTGTAGTAAACAGTGTACATGACTCAGTTGTGATTGATGTACACCCAGATGAGAAGGACAAAGTACTAAAGGTTATTAGCACAGCTAATGACAAACTAATCGCAATCGTCAACCGCAAGTGGAACATAGATTTCAATGTACCTCTATTATTAGAGGCAAAGATTGGTCCGAATTGGCTTGACGTAAAAGATGTAATATGATATAACCACCATTCGTCTAAAATAAAAGGAGACTTAATATGAATCAAGTATCAACAATCGACACAAACAATTTCTCAGCAATGGCCCAAGCAATGGGCATGAACGCAGATGCTGCACAGCAGTCATCCAAAGCAAGTACACTTGCACGTTTACGTATTCATCACTCACCTATCATGGGTCAGCAAGAGATCAATGGTAAGATGAAGAACGTAGAAGTAATCTCTGGTGGCGTGTTCAAGCTAGAGATCCCTGATACACCCACAGTGTACGCTGAGAGTGTGTCTATTCGTCCTTACCTACAACGCTTCATGCATAAGAAGTTTGTCATGGGTAATGACTCAAGACCAAACCGTTATGTCAAAACTGTTATGGGTAATGATCTTAACAATGACATGAAGGACAACGATGGCGGCTTCAACTGCGGTAAACCTGCTGGCTTTATCAAAGACTGGGCTGCACTACCAGACAGCATGAAAGACTTGATCAAATCAATCAAGCGTGTTCGTGCTTTGTTTGGTGTCGTTGAACTGGTCAATCCTACAGATGAGCAAGGTAACTCTGTTGACGTAGAGTCCACCCCATTCATCTGGGAGATTGACAACCGTGACGCATTTAAAACAGTGGGTGAAGTATTCACTAAGCTGTCAAAGATGCGCCGCTTGCCACCACAGCACTACGTGTCAATGACCACAACAGAAGTACCGTTACCAAATGGTAGCAGCTTCTATGTGCCTAACACTTCACTGGACTTGAACAATACGTTGGACATGGACAATGAAGCACAGGAGAACTTTGCTAACTTCATTGCATGGATTGAGAATTACAATACGTATATCCTCAACTCATGGGATGAGAACATGCACAAGAATGAAGAGGTTGACACAAATACTGTGGAAGAGTTCGTAGACATTGACGCAGAGGATTTTGTCTAATGAACCATCCTGCTGAACTGGCGATCAATCAGTATCTTGAAGATGCTACATCTGGTAAATCAACAATGTCGGAAGAAACAATCAAACAGATTGGTGCAGATGTAATGGATGCTGTGAGACGCCAGTTTGGTGGGGGCAATAAGCGTGACAAGTTTCGGTTGCGTATGTCCAATGTGGGCAGACCGACTTGTCAGCTTTGGTTTGAGAAGAATAAACCAGAGAAGGCATTGCCTAAACCAACAACATTCGTAATGAACATGCTGATGGGTGACATCGTAGAGGCAGCGTTCAAGGGTATCATAACAGAGGCAGGAGTTAAGTATGAAGATGATGACAACTTTGTTGAACTAAAGCTAGGAGAGACTACTGTAAAGGGATCATACGATCTTGTGATGGATGGGGCAGTCGATGACGTTAAGTCTGCATCGGACTGGTCATACAGAAACAAGTTTGAATCATTCCAAACACTGAAAGACAGTGATCCTTTTGGTTACGTAGGTCAACTTGCTGGCTACGCTAAGGCTGCAGGTAAGAAAGCAGGTGGCTGGTGGGTAGTCAACAAAGCCAACGGTGGAATTAAATATGTTCCAGCAGAGGGTATTGACATTGACGCAGAAATTACTACATTAGAAGATACTGTTGACACAGTAAATGCTAACGAGTTCAAGCGTTGCTTTGAGCCTGTGCCTGAAACATTCAGAGGTAAGGTATCGGGTAACAAAGTATTGAACGGTAATTGTAAGTTCTGTGACTACAGGTTTGAGTGTTACCCTACGCTACAAGAGTTACCATCTAAGGTATCTCAGGCTAAGGTAAAACCCATTGTACCATACATAGAAGTAAAGGAGTATTAAATGTTAGGTGATGATGAAATAAAAGAAATGCAAGAGCAGATCACTGCTATGGAACAGGATCTTCTTGAGCGTAAGAAAGCCTTGCATGAGGCTAAGTATGCAGGGTTACGTTCCGCTATGGAAGCACGTAAGGCAGCAGAAGCAGCAGTACGAGAAGAACTACGCACACTGGGTGTAGCTACTGTAAGTAGTTTGCCTAGTCCTTGGAATGGGTTGTGGCGTATCTAATGAATGGCAAGCAGTTTGCCGCTGCTCTGAAACATGGGTATAGGAGTGGGCTAGAGATCAAAGTAAAGGACTACTTGGTAGAGCGTAATGTTCGTGTCAAGTACGAAGCCATCAAGATTGAATGGGAAGATCTTATGTACCGCACCTATACCCCAGACTTTGTGTTACCTAATGGGATCATAATAGAAACTAAGGGTAGGTTTACATCAGACGATAGACGTAAACATGCCGCTATTAAGAAACAGCATCCAAAGCTAGACATTAGGTTTGTGTTTGAAAGTAGTAGACGTAAGCTGAGTAAGGGTGCAAAGACAACCTACGGTCAGTGGTGTGAAAAGAATAAGATCCCGTACTATGACAGGATCATCCCAGAAGATTGGTTAAATGAAAAGGGTAAGGATATGCATCCTGATCTAATACATTTCCCATTCAAAAAAGTGAAGAGGAAATAATATGACAGAAGAAAAAGTATTTATGGACTTTGATCCAAATGATTTCATTGTACGTATCACTCCTTTCCTAGACCAGAAGGGTAACTGGACAGGGGAGTTGATGGTAGGTACTGTGACTACAGGAGAGAACACTACTACAGATGATGACTACGTAAACCTAATGCGCTTGTGTCATATGGTTTGTGCATCTATTCCAGCTATGGAAGATAATAATGATATACGAGAAACACTTGCAAAGTATGCCAATGATGTGTTAGAAGAAGAAGAGGCCGCACCAAAAGCTACAGTGGAGAGTGTAGAAGACAATGTGGTTCAATTGAAGTTTAATTAGGGGAGATATGTATGGCAGATAAAGATATGGTAAACTCACCAGAGCATTACAACTTTGCAGGAGTAGAATGTATTGATGCTATTCGTGCAGCAACTGGTGAAGAAGGTTTTCAGTACTACCTACAAGGTAACATTATGAAATACTTGTGGCGGTACAGATATAAGAATGGTATAGAAGACTTACAAAAAGCACAGTGGTATCTGAACCAGTTAATTGAGGAAGAGAACGGTGATAGTTAAAGTCTTCCTGACACTTAACCTAGACGAAGACGAATATCCTATTCCTGTGGATGGCTTTGTCGATGAAGAAATAAAGGACGCACTACAGGAATTTATCTACGATGTAGATGGCATGGAAATTAAATCAATTAAACTAATTACGGAGTGATATATATGGACAATTATTTACCAACAGACTATCAATCTTTAATTCACAAGTCACGTTATGCACGATGGCTTGATGAAGAAGGTAGACGTGAGGCATGGTCTGAAACAGTAGAACGTTACATGGATAACGTTGTACGTACTAAAGCTGGTGATGACAGCTACGTAAACAAAATACGTGACGCTATTGTGTCATTAGAAGTAATGCCCTCTATGCGAGCTATGATGACCGCTGGTAAGGCATTAGAACGTGACAACACTGCAGGATACAACTGTAGCTACTTACCCGTAGATGACCCTAAGTCCTTCGATGAGGCTATGTTCATCCTCTTGTGTGGTACTGGTGTCGGCTTCAGTGTAGAGAGGCAGTT